CCATTGCAGCCGGCACAGGAGTCCATCCAGAAGCTCCCTTACCAGTTTTAGCATAATATCTGCCATTAGCTCCCATTTTTGCTGGAATATTACCATTATAGAAATAACCTGGTAATCCAGCCATACCTGCAACGGTAGCCGCACTTGCTCCGATACCAGCCTTCCTTTGAGCTATGATGGCTCTTTCCATGTTTAAGTAACCCTGAGCAGACATAGTAGCTTGAGACCAGCCGCCCATCATTAATCTTATCATGGTTTTGAATGATACTTGAGAGTCACCATTCAGTAATAACCATCGTGCTCTCAGTCCCATCCAAATAGAACCTACCTTTAAACCAACTGCAGCTATAGCAGCAAATCCAGCTATCCACGGACCAAATGGAGTTGCCATTAGGTCACGAAGCTGGGATATTGCCCAACCAACCATATCGAGGAATCCCATTATAATAGGATTCTTACCGAGGGCTTCACTGAAAGTAGTCATAAGGTTCTCAGCAGCAGACTGAACTATATCAATCTTACCGGCAAGAGTTTCCATTCGCTTTCCTACTACCTCTTCAGCAAATCCCGCAGAATTGTTTTGTATCTTATTTAACAGGTCAAAGTAACCTTCAGTATCACGCATGATTGCAACTGCAGCACGCATACCACGTACACCGAAGATACTCTTGAATACGGCATTCTGGTCTATAGTTGATAAACCTTGAGTAGCTTCACCAATCTTCTCCAGAATTACTGCAAAATCCTGAAGGTCTCCGTTAGCATCTACAAAATCCTGTTTTCCCAGTCCTAACTTAGCTAAGGCCTTAGCTCCCTTGAAATTAGGATTGGTCAATGACTGAGTCAGGTAGTCAGCCATGTTTCGGATAGAAGTACCTGCCATAGAACCCTGAATACCTGCATTACCCAGAGTACCAATCATAGCAGCTACTTGTGGTAACTGTTGTTTCAGAGTTACCATGGATGCAGCTGAGTATTTGATAGACTCAGCTAAGTCGGCCATTGATACGTTGGATGACATGGTAGCTTTAGTAAGCTGGTCACCAACAATATTTGCAGCCTGTTGACCCTCAAGTTTGAAGGTCCTCATAATATTGGTCAGTAAGTCAGCAGTACCACCTTTACCTCCCAATTCCATGCCTGTGGCATTGGCCATCATAGCAGCACCAGATATCATTTGCTGAATCTGATTTGCATCATTACCGGCCATTGCCAAATATTTCATACCTGAAGCTATATCCCTCGACATGAACATGGTCCTTAAACCTAATGTCTGAGCAGTTTCAGATAACCCAGACATCTGATTTTCGGTAGCTCCAGAGATAGCTCCTACTGAAGTCATCATATCGATGAAGTCAGCTCCAGTTTGAATGGTAGTGGTTAATGTCGATACTATCGAGTTGGCCACCCCACTTGCCATGTTAGCGTACGACTGAACTGCAGTTAAGTTCGCCTGTACTGCATTCTTGGCATCCCTATGTAAACCCCGGATAACTGAGCTAGCTTCCCTTGCTTGGTTTGAGAACCTATCTTGAAGGACAAGAGCTACACCTATCTCGAGTTGTCCCGCAGAAGGACTACCACTTGTAAAAGCCATATAGTTTCAGATTTATCGAACAAAAGAGAGCTGCCCTACTTTCCTTTGGGCAGCTCTTTCTCAAGTGCATCGTAATATGCTTCAGCGGCTTCTATAAATTTCTTCCTTCGCCGCCAGGGGAGCTTTGCTAGAGTGTTAAAGTCAATACTAATATTAGCTTTAACAATGTATAGATATACATCTTCTAGTTCTCCCGTGGGTAGAAAAAATTATCTACCGCCATCACAGGTACCATAATCTTCTGTCCCGTTTCGGGGTCTTCGATTTGAGTAGTACCATGGAAGAGAGGGTCAAGCCCCTTGATAGCAGACCTGATATCAATCATGTCCTTGGGACTGAACATCCGGAAGTTCTTCACCGGCTCATAATTATCACCAACCTTCAGCTTAAGGTTACGGGCAACCAGTTCCTGATTCTTGGTGCGTTCACTTGCGGGGAGGTTTAAGATATATGCCTCTCCAGTTGCACTGAGAAGGTCGAAGCACATCTCTTTTCCACTCTTGGTAGTGAAATGTATTTCAGAGCTCTGTTTGGGAACAGGATAGAATGGAATAGCATTGGGTTTTGCCTCCATTTCTTCCATAGTTGGAACTACCCCGTAATCGAAAAGGAATTCTTCCTGAAGGTTTATTTCGTAATCTACCTCACGAACCTGACCTTCTGCTGGGCCGTCCCATGTATATCTGAAATCGAGAATCTCCCCGAGAGAAAACACCCGAGAGTTTATCATGATGGCATACCTATCAAGGGAAGGCATTTTCTGCACATCATTGGGAGTCAGCAATCGGGTTGCTGTCATATCGGTATCTGTTACAATGCCCGCAATGAACTTGGAAATGTTCATGAAGGTTTTGGCATCTACCGGGTTGGAAAGGATATCGTCATCTTCTCCGTTCTGTTCCCTGATGGTTACCTCGTAACCACTGGGGAGTTTGAAGGTAAGTTTCTTACCATAAAGTGTTTGGTCTTCCATGTTGTTGAGTTGTTAAGTGTATTCTTCTGAATATAGTCTTGGATAACGAAAAAGGGAGAGTTCATTGCTGAGCTCTCCCTTGGTGATTCACTATTACAGCTTCTCGCAAGTATCTACTGAGAACTCTAAATCCTCCAGAGTGTTATCCGAACTCATTCGGTCTAAGTCCTGTCCGTTTACCTTGCAAGGCCATACTCCGGTGCAAGTCCAGGAGTTAAGGATAGATACTCCATCCTCGGCCAGCTCATTGATGAGTACGGTTTCCTTATACTGACTTGGGGTTAAACCTCCCCCGAGCAGCATATCCTGTACTGACATCAGCCAGTCCCATAACCAGGTATCTGAACCAGAGGTTGTCTCCAGCTTAGATGCGGTTAAGTTACCCACCGATACCCGGCCGCCGGTCTTTACGTCGTAGTTTACATCCCCGTGTGCAACCTGTTCGATACTTATCTCGGGTACAGTTACCTTCTGAAAGAGGAATGGATTAATGGGATGCTTGACAAATATGATTTGCCATAAGAACTTCTTCCTCGGGTTTTTTACTTTAGCTCCTGCCATAGTATTTATTGGGTTTATTTGTTAGTTATTCTGGGCAGAGATGGATATTTCACCGGTGCTCTTGTTTATAGCAATGTCGATGATGACATCCATTTCGATATCCTGCATTGGAACAACCTCCTTGTACTTCAGCTGAGCCCGGTATTTACCCTGGCGAACGTCGGCCTCGTTGTTTATCTGAAGCTCTTCGTAACTCTGGGCATCCTGGTCACCTATCCACTCATAGGAAGTGATTGCATTACGGGTCTGCAGGTCATCCAGAATATCCTTTGCTTCGTGGTAAATGAGTTTCCATGTTTCAAAGGTATTGGGCTCTTCGATGTAGCTCTCCAGAATTGGCCGGAGGTTTTTCTTCAGATAGAGATTGAGACGAACTATGGAGATGAACTTCTCCGAGTCGTCTACGGGATTCGAAGTGAAACCATGCCAGAGCATAGTACGCTGACCCTGAGTACGGGTGTTCTTGATTACGAACAGGTTCATGTACCACTGAGCGAACTCGTTAAGAGTATCTACCTCAGCTGGTCCTCCCAGGTTCTTCATCACCGGACCGAGTGCCGATACGATTACACCCCGGTTCATACCGGAGAACGAATACCATGGACCGTAGGTAGAAGCGCAGATGGCATCGAGTCCCACTACCGAACCCAGCACATCGCATTTCTGGAGAGAGCCATTCTCGTTGTAATACTTAATACCACCTCCGAAATATGCCACTTCTTTCTTGGCACCAATGGTCTGTACCAGAGTCTTCAGTGCCGAAAGGGTCTCTTCGGGAGTTGCTGGGGTACGAGTGTCAGGAGCATACTTAGGCACTTCCACATACAACATCTGTTCGAAGATGTTGTGTACATCGGCAGCTACAGAGGTATATACCTTGGTATAATCCGTAGGCAGATGCTGATGTATGTGAGAAAGGATTACCGAATATGCCTCGTAGTAGGCCTTGCTTGCCTGATATGCCGAGAGCCATTCGTCTGCCGTAGGAGTAGCCCCTGCATTACCCTCAGTACACTGCATGTATACGTTGGTATCGGAAATTTCCTCGGCATCCACGGTACCTTCCGTTATCTTACCCACAGTAATCATCGAGTTCCAGTTGGAGAACTGACGAAGAATGGATATGATATCTTCCATGGTCTGAATACCAGTTGCCAGATTTTCCATGGTACCCTGACCATCACCTGCCTTACCCTGGATTGCCTCAAAAGTGATGTTGGGAGCATTATCCAAGAAGTTCTGCAGAGTATTCACATTTATCGAGGGATTGGTTACTCCCTCGGAAGTGTTTGCAGATACTGCTGAGAAGAACAGCATTTCGTTGAGCATGCTGTCGTACGTCGGGATATCGGTATTATCATCACGGCCACCATACTGAATGATGCTTGCACGGAGTGTTGGTTCCGTGGATACATTCAGCTTCAGGTAGAAAGGACGATTGAGATTAACTCCCGTGTCATCCAGTACCGGAGAACCAGCCTCACGAGTACGGATTGCCATGTGCATTGACAGACTGTTCTCTGCCCCACTTGGGTCAGAGATTACAATGGAAATAACCGAAGAACCGTCTGGTACCGATACCGAGGGAACTGCCCGAAAAGAAGCCGGTGTTACCGTCATGGGTTTTGCCCAACCATAGGTAGCTCCGGCTCCAGCTACTCGTGATACCCGGACTTTTGCACCCATTTCCAGGGCTTTCATTATGTTTGATACCGAACCGTCCGGAACTATTTCCGAACCAAAGATACGAGTGAACTGTGATGGAGTGGCAATCAAATCCTTTGGATCTTCGAACGGACCCTTAGTAGTACGAGCTACTACATTGATTACACCCAGCAGAGGTACACTCGACTGTACATTCAGGTTCTTGAAGCTGAACCTTACTCTTGGAGTTTGTGGCATATTTTAATTATTTAAGGTTATTATTCAACTGAACCTCCATCTCCATCTATGAGAGTGGTTAACTCCTGGAAAAAATGATCTTTATCCTTGATTCCCCCCTTAGACTTATAGGCCTGGAATACCTCATCGGTTATCTGAGATACAAGAGCCATTTCACTTTTACCCGAAGGAGATTCCATATATACCTTGTCCGAAGTATTTATTACAGTGGGGTAATGAGAATTGGCAATCTCATTCTGGATAACAGATCCTTCCTCGTATACCCCAAGTTTGGCTAATACATAGTTATCATCCTGGTACTGTACTATGAATCCTCCGCCCTCTAAAGCCTGTATGTTAATATTCTTCTTTAACTTAGCGTCATAGGCATACGGTACTTTATCCTTCTCTAATCTCCTTACTTCGGTGTCAGCATATTGAATGGATTCCAGGGCAGTCTTATCTATGGATATCTGAATACCTTTTTGAGTAGGGGTTATCTCTATACCACCTCCGGGTATAAGATTAATATCACTTCCTTCCCCACCCTCAGAATCGGATATATATTGTAATATACCCATTAAGACATCCTGAAGATTTTTTCCCTGCCTATTCCTCATGTCGTTTTGTCTGATAACCTGGGTTATCAGATTTTTAATCTCTTGCTTATCCATGTGTAAGTTTTATCTTAAGGTACTTGTAGAGTATAATTGGCATTTTCTAGAAGCACAGAAATATCCCTTATTGGAGTAATTACCTCTGGGGGAGTATTACTTTCTAGGAGGCAATCCTGTACTTCAAATTGATATACCTTTTCCATTAACCCGTTATCCAAATCCGGCATGTTATAAAAATTAACTATCCGGAGGAATATATTTCCCGTGAATAAAAACTTGGGCTCATCGTAGGGTTTTAGGTAGCCTCTTTGAGGAACTGCCCAGAACATAATCTGATGCAACAATCTCATGTGTTCTGCAGAGTGTGCACACAGCCGTATGTTCATGTATTGTGATAGGGTTTCAAAGGCTACTTCTGTTGCAGTGTAGCCTATGCCCTCTTCTTTCTCGATTATCTGTTTCGGTAGTCCGATATCTCCAGGATAAAATCCTTCTGAATCAACTACGATACGAGGGGTTTCTTTAATACCTCGAGAATGGTTATTACCCACTCCAAATATACCGACGTAGAAACCCTTATCATCGGTAATCTTTTTGAGGTCTTCCTGGAAGCGTTTTGCATTCGCTTCACTTGTTGGAAGATAGTCTTCTGGGTTTATAGTGTAGCCCAACTTTATAGCCATGTTTAATAAGGCCACGTATATGGACCTCTCTATAATTTCCTGAGAATTTACCATTTTACTTGATTGGGTCTTACACCATACTTTTGAAGTTCTTTACGTATCTCCGTTAGGATAAGTTGCTTGAGCTTATTCTTACCACCAGCGGCTTTGAGAGATGGTGCCCACACTGGCCGAGGTGGAATCCTACCATCATTGGAACCGAATTCCAACATCATGGCTAGTTGGTTCATAGTTAGCTTCTTCTGTGAAGAGCGTCTGGTTCCAATGGGTAATCCTATTAGAACCCTCGATTTATATCTAAACAACCCAACTGACCTGGAATACAGGCCAGTCAGGTTATAGATTGGGTGTTGTCCATACCTTTCTATTGTTGAAGGAGCCAATGGTTGCCATGTTACTCCTCCCCCTACTGGAGGTATTCCCAAAGTTAGTGACTTCTTTACGATTGCAAGGAGGTTGCGTGAGAATTGACTCACGGCTTTATCATATCCCCTCTGCATACTTGGCCCAAGGTTACTGACTAAGGATTCTACCTTTTGCCATTCACCATTGAGCTTTACCTGAAGAACAAGGTCAGATACTTTGGGAAGTGTGATATTAACCTTCCTTGCCATACTCTAAAAATATTTGTTATAGAAAGCCTCCAACTTAGAGTAAATGGTTCGTATAACACCATCCTTGTGGTAGTGATATTCACCAGAGTAACCCTCTATCCCTCCTAATCTATTTGCCCATCGCTCAGTCCAGAAATCATAGTAGTTATTTTTACGGTTGTGAAACATACAGTGTAACCCACTACAGATCCCAACTGTGGGTAAGTATAAAGGACCTAATATCCTGGATTGTATGCAATGACCAAACTCATGATCATATACTGGCTCTCTTAATCCTGAACTCTTGGAGAGAAAGATATAATTACCCAAGCTAACTCCGCCACTCATAGTAGGAGCTATATAGAAAGCAGTCGACCTTTGTTTGAGTATCCTCTTTTCACCCCTTGTAATTAACCTATAGGTTAATCCCACCAGATTCTGAGGCAATTGCCAAATCCATAGGAGGATATGTACTATAGTGTGTAATAACTTGCCAAACCAAGTTTTATGAGCATGTTCTTCTAATGTACTAGACATTCCTATTCTTTCTTGGCTACAGATTTAACCTTGAGATAGTGAGCAAAATATCCAGCTACAAAATATACCAGGGGGTATACTATAAGCAGCACAGCTAAGAACCAATTATCTAACCATCTCCAAATACAAGAGAAAATGATGAAGGATGCGATGGCTAAAGCAATATAAAGCCAACCGAGTTTTGAAATTTTCATAGGTTATACAGTTTAGTTATATGGGGCTACATTTATAAGTATCTGGTATGTACCAGATACTTTCTGGCAATATAGGGTATATGCCTTATAACCCGAAGTAGGTTTTACATCTGCATAGTTTTGATGTAAATGCAAGGTTGTATTTGAAGACGGTGTAAATGTAGGAGTTAGGTTGTAGGGACACCCAAAAAATGCCGTTGGTTTTTTCTCGCTAAACCCACTCCCGTTAACTGTAACGGTAGGATTTTGAGTTCCCGTATACCAAACACTTGAACCTCCTCCCATAGTCAAAGCGGGTGAAGAGTTCGTACTATACTTAACAGGTTCCTGATAATTATCAGCTAAGTAAATAGAAGTACCGTTCGATACTATATAATCTATGATGTCTTCGTTAGTGGCATTTTCTCCCATATTGGAGAACTGACCCTCGAATAGAATATACCATGTGAGGGTTTCTATCTCCAGGTAAAAGGCATTGAAGATATTTTGTACTGTATCTCCATCCCACCACATCATACCAACCCCTGAAACTCCTCCGAAAACTTTAACAGTGTTATTACCAGTCA